TGACTCACGCTTGCACCTAACTGAAAAAGCACTTAGGCCCATTGCCATGGCACAACCGTTTATACTAGCTGCCACACACGGCAGTTTAGAATATCTGCGCAGTTATGGATTCAAAACTTTTAGCAGTGTCTGGGATGAAAGCTATGACCAAATAGTGGATCCAAAACAAAGACTTGATGCCATAGTTAGTTTAATGAAATCAATTTCAACTTGGGATCCTTTGACCCGCGATATTAAATTAGCACAAGCCAACGCTGTTGCTGAATATAATCGACAACATTTTTTCAGCCAAGAATTCGAAGACACTATCGTTGCTGAACTAAAAACAAATTTAAACAGTGCAGTTAATGAATTCAATTCAACAAAAACCACGGATAAGTGGGTCAACTGGTGGGACAATGCGTTAACACATGAATCTATCCAAAATTTCTTAACAACCAACACTGACCCAAAAATGCCCACTAAACCTGTGTTTGATGTTGTTTATGAAAAAGCAAAAAATATGTTGACTACTCCGTAGAAACACTATATAATAAATACTTATTTGACATTACAAGGAGATAAAATGACAACAACAGTAACAATTGGTGTAACACCAATTAACGCAACATACACTGCCGTAACTGGCGCTACCGGCGGTTCGGGCGTGGGAGCTAAATTTGATGTGACCAAAACCAATGGTGTATATTCAACAGTAATTGAAGCTGCTAATCCTGGCTCAGGGTACGCACTAGGCGATACAATCACCATTGCTGGTACTGCACTTGGTGGTGCCGCACCTGCCAACAACGATGTAGTAATTGTTACCGGTCTTGGAACCAATGGAGCAATCAATGCATTTAGTACAGCTGGCGTAGGTGCAGTTGGTAATGGTATTGTTAACACAATTATTAATGTAACACCAGATGCCAATGCCGCAGTCAACACATACACATTAACTGACAAGTCCAGTAACTACACTGTAGTAAATGACACTACTGATAACATTCTCAAAGTTACTAGTGCTCTGGATACATTAGTAAGTTTTAACTTAAACAACTATCAACGCATTAACTACACAAACAAATCAACTGCATTTGATATTTCTGGTCATGCTGGTGATGTTTATTCATTGTTAAAAGCCGGATTTGGTGGCACAGTTAATACCACATACGAAGGTCTTGGCATCAAGATGGAAGATGCAGGTACAACAAGCACTGGCATTGCTGATGCCATTGTAAACTCTGCTGTGTTCAAGACTGCCAATCCAGACTTTGCTACATTTGTTAACAATGTTTATACTAATGTAATGGGTGTTGCACCTACTCCAACACAGGCATTGCCCTATGTTGCCGCATTAGCAACTGGTACCGCAACAGAAGCTTCATTGTTGAATGCCGCAGCACATTTGACGGCATTCCAACAAACAATTGGAATTGTCGGTGTTGCACCAGCAACAACCGGTGTACTAGCTGCAGGTGGAATTGACTTCATTCCAGCTTGATAAATACCAAGTTAAATCGACCACAACGATAGAGTGGCGCTGGAACTCGTAACCAGTACTAAAGGGCCTTAAAGGCTCTTTTTTTACGAGTAAATATTAAATACATCATGTATTACATGTTTGTAATGTTGTTATTTCCTGTGTTTTCCTTTGCTGGAGATATAGATCAGTGTAATCAGATACACGACAAAGATCGCAATCATGTATGCATGGCAACTGTTACTTTGAGTGTAAACGAGTGCGATAAAATATCAAACTTGGATTTAAGAATAAGTTGTGTGCGTCAGGTCAGAGACGGACAACGACAAGTAAACAGTTTTCACCCAACCAAGGATAAAAAATGATAGATCAAATTGGACCAATTATCGGTATTGCAGTGTTAGGTACTGTTGTATATCTTGTAGGCGAAGAACTAGTCAGAAAATATATTCTGAAGAAATAGGCAAAACGCGAATAGGTAAATATTTAGACATCATGTTACAATATAACAATGAGTTTAAAACCCTATTACGAATTTGATTGCAGTAATTTAAAAGAAATACAAGCACAGACTTTAACTTACTTAAATTCCAAATTCAACTTATCTGACCAAGCTTCATTGAAAACTGATCTTTGGTTAAAAATAGACACCCGAGATTTTATTAAATCTTCCCCTGCACTGATATTGTGGACTCGCAGTCTTGGACTAGCAATCAAAGAAGCTGCGGTCACTGTGGTCAATGACTCAGCAGGAGCAGGATTACACATTGATGAGTTACCGGTTGTTGCCAAAATTAATATTCCGATTCTGAATACTCACAGTGTACTAAATCAATGGTACCATGTACCAGATCATCTATTATCAACAGTTACCCCTAGAATAAATCAATTTGGATCTAAATTTTACAACTTAGAATCCATTGATCTTGCTCAGTGCGATAAAATTGGAGAAATAGAATTACTAAATCCAATTGTGTTTAACAGTCAAATTCCGCACTGTGTTACTCCGCTGCCTGGTGCACAATTTCCCAGAGTGGTATTGTGTTGTATGTTTTTTAAAGAACCCATTGACTTACTCTAATGAAAAAAATATTATTACTATTATCTTTTACTTTTTTAATTCCTGCGTATTCTGCTAATATAACTGCTAAATCCTGGATTGTAGCCGACCATCAAGGCAACATAATACAAAGTGAAAACAACACGCAACTGAGATCAATTGCAAGTATCACCAAGTTGATGACTGTGATGACTGTGATAGATGCTGGACAAGACCTCAGAGAAAAAATAGGAAACCTAACCCGGCACCAAGTGATTCAAATGGCCTTAGTAAAATCAGACAATCATGCCGCTGATTTGTTGTGTGAAAACTATCCCATGGGCACTCATGCTTGTATTAAAGCAATGAATAAAAAGGCTCAGGAAATAGGAATGTCAGATACCAAATTCATTGAACCCACTGGGCTTAGTGTAATGAATATCAGTACTGCCAATGATCTTGTCAAATTAGTGTTGGCAGCCAGTGAATATTCAGAAGTTATACAGGCCAGTCGGACTCCTGTTATATCAACAAAATCTCACAGAAAATTTATGTTGTACTACAATACCAATCCTCTTGTGGCACAGGATTCCAGTAGATTTTTTGTAAGTAAAACCGGCTACATTCGACGAGCCGGTGGGTGTATTGTGATGATGCTGGATACTTTGGTAGGGCGTCGTATAATAATATTGCTGGGCAGCAAAGATACACACACCCGGATCCCTGAAGCAGTGACACTTATGTCACTGGGGTAATTCAATGTCGTATCTTGGTATCACAGGATCCCAAGTTGGACCTGGATCATTCTCTTTGAAATAGTTAATTCGCTTCTTTAATTCATCATAGAATGTGTCTACATCATTGCCCCAGGAGTCATACACTGATTCAATGCTTGCCAAACACTCGTCCCACTTTTGTCCACGATAGTTATTCAATATTTCTTGGTGCGTGGTACGCCAGCTGTCAACCAGTGGCATTTTGTCAAAATTTATTTTTTCAATTATACAATAGGCAGTTACCAGTTGCTCAGTGTCCCCAACTCTGAAAGTGTCTAATTCTAATACTATGAACTTTTCTGATAGCTCTTGTGCTTGTGCTTCGCCAAATATTATGTGCATGTTAAATCCTTTTAAATATGTATCATGACTTTCACATTTGATTTAATTTCTGACCTTCATATCGAAACCTGGGGTGACTTTGATTGGACCGGGCAAGCAACCAGTCCTTTTTGTGTAATCGCAGGAGATATTGCTCGAGACTCGAGAACAGTGCTAAACACACTAAAACATCTAAGTACTTGTTATCAAGCTGTATTTTATATCGACGGCAATGATGAACATAGATATCAACTAGACAACATAGATCACAGCATCAACAGTTTGGTCGAAGCAGTCAAAGGCATTGAAAATGTTGTTTACATGCAAGACAATGTTGTAGTAATCAATGGTGTTGCTATCCTGGCCACAAATGGTTGGTGGACCTTTGATCTGGATCTTAGCATTGATGCAGACCAAACTGTGCAATGGTTCAAAGAACAATACAAAACATCAAATTCTGTTGCAGCATCAATCACAGACATTGCCTATCACGATGCCGCATATCTAATGAACAGTGTGAGAAAATTACAAACTCACAAAGATGTAAAAGCCATTGTTATTGTGACTCATACTGTGCCATCTGCATGGATAATCGAACACGATATAGAACTAACAGGATCATACAGATTCAACACCACTGGCAATCCACATCTAGAGCTGGCCTTGGACGAAGACACAGAAAACAAAATTCGTGCATGGTGCTTTGGTCATTACCATCAACCAGTGGATAGATACAACAATGGTATTCGCTATGTCAACAACTGCAGAGGCAGAAATGGCACCGATTGGTGCCAAACTGCATATTATCCCAAACGGATATCTATTGAATATTAAACTGCTTCAGGCTCTAATTTAAGCTGAAGAGGGTAATTGTTGGTTCTAGCACACATGGTTACTTCAACGCCTTTTTGTTCAGCAATTTCATAGGGCAATACTGCTACCACTGCGCTGCCTTGTGTGTGTATATTTTCAGTGATTTGTAATGCAGTTTCTGCGCTGTAATCAAAAAAGTTAACCAAACTATCAATTACAAATTCCATAGCGGTTGTGTTATCATTGAGATAAATCACTCTGAACAATGGTGGTTCTTTCAGCTCAGTGTTTACTTTAATTTTTGTAGCGGTTCCGTCTTGTGCCATTGTTAGTTCCTCTGTTGATATGGTTCAGTGAGGGTTCCCCCTCACTGTGTATTTACTATTATATTAGTTTGTATAGGTAATAGCAATGCTCTTTGGCTTCATTGCTTCTGGCACACGCTGTTCCAACAAAACAGTCAATACACCATCCTTGGCAGTGGCATCCAAGACTTCTACATATTCTCCCAAGGGCCAGCTACGCACAAATTTGCGAGCACTGATTCCACGATAAAAATATTCATGTCCTTCGGGTAGATCTGTTTCTTTCTTTTCGCCTACGATACTAATTGTACCATCTTTGACAGTGATATCAATTTCCCCTTGTGTAAATCCGGCCACAGCCAATTGTAGTTCAAAGGTGTTTTCACCAGTTTTTACAATGTTGTATGGGGGATAATTTGTGCTAGCCGCAGAATCAATTTGATTGACAATCCTATCAAATAGGCGGTCAACACCAATTGAAGTACGGTAGAAAGGGGCGAGATCAAAAGCTGTGATTTTAGTCATAATATTCTCCTTTTATAAGCAAGTGACTATATGTAGACCCGACCATCGGCATCTACACAGTATTTATTATACTATAATCTGAATTATAGGAAAAGAGAATTAGAACAACTTCTTGGGCAAGGCCTGAGATGCCACTTGTTTTTGCCAGCGATTTTTGGCTGCAGATTTACGGCGTTTTCTTGCAGTTGTGGGTTTTTCAAAAAATTCGCGATCTCTGAGATCATTGAGCAATCCAGATTCAACAATTTTTTTCTTGAATTTGCGTAGAGCCTTGTCTACATTACCGTCTTTAACAATTACTGTGCGACCGTATAATTTCATAGGTTTTCTTGTGCTAGTGTCATAGGAGTATTTACCTGCTCTTTTCCTATAACTACCTTTAGAATGTTTTGTTTGCGATATCTTGGCAAATCAAACATATGCGGCAACAACACACGCTCTAGTTCTGTGTGCAGGCCTCTAGCGCCTGTTTTTGTGTGTAATGTGCGTTCAGCTATCAGATCCAAGCTTTCTGCATCAAATTCCAAGTTAACACCATCTTGATCAAACAACCATTGATATTGCCCAACAAAGTTGTTCTTTATCTCTGTTAATATGTTTATCAATTGCGGCTTTGTCAATGCTTGTAAACTTACATAACTGGAAAATCTGCCCACAAACTCTGGGATCATTCCGTAGCGTACTAGATCATCTGGAGTGATTGATTCATTTTCAACAATGCTGGTACTGCTGAATTTAGCACCAAAACCCATGGCAGTACCTTGTATGCGATTTTTTACAATATTCTCTAAGCCAACAAACGCACCGCCTGCAATGAACAAAATGTTGCTGGTGTCAATTTCAACCATTTCTCCAGTGGACATTTTTCTATTGCCACTGACTGGGATTTTGCACTTGGTGCCTTCGACCAGTTTCAACAATGCTTGTTGTACACCTTCGCCAGAAACATCTCTGCTGACTGTGGCACTTTCGCCCTTGCGAGCAATCTTGTCAATTTCATCCAAGAATATGATACCACGCTGACATTGTTCTACATTTCCATTGGCCGCCAAAAATAATCGTGCGACAAGACTTTCAACATCATCACCAACATAACCTGCTTCGGTCAGTGTTGTGGCATCTGCTACCACAAACGGCACATCCAAGTACTTGGCTACTGTGCGAGCCATTAGAGTTTTGCCAGTGCCAGTTGGGCCTATCATCAAGATATTGGCTTTTTGTATTTCTTTGGCAGGATCTGTGTTGTTTATTCTTTTGTAGTGATTGGCAATGGCCACACTCAGCACTATCTTGGCTGCGTCTTGACCAATCACATGAGAATTCAAAAAGTCTCTAATTTCTCTAGGATCTGGCAGCACTGTGTTTTCAGACTTGGGCACAGGATCTTTTTTTCTGTCCTTGAGCAGTGATCCACATAGGTCCACACAAGCATCGCAGATTGCAGCATCGTGTCCCACAATGAGTTTGATAACTTGATCTTTGTGCTTGGAACAAAAACTGCAATGACTGATGGTGTTGCTCATGTTAGGCCTTTGAATTATTTAACAATCTAGATTCTATGTGTTCTCTTTCAGCATCACTCAACAGGTCTGGATCGTATTCACCAGATTCGATTTTTCCTATTAGGTGATCAATGTATGCTTCGTCATATACATAGCTATCGCTGACATTCTTGTCTACTTCAATCCAATTGTTACCATTGAACTTGTATAACGCACTTGGCAAACAATCAGTTCTCAGATACATATCACCTTTTCGTGCTTGCACTGGAAATTCAGAACCAAACCCTCTCATGTTTCCCACTGGCTTGGGCAGATCATTGTCGGCCACAAGACCCAGTTCATCATGGTTGGCTCGGTGTTGTTCTATTCTGTGATTATGAACCTGCTCGGTGAGCCACTGCTCGTGCAACTCTTGTTCAGATGGCAATGTGTCATCCACGGCATCTTGTTCATCTTGCGATACTTCTGCTGGTATCACTTTACTAAACATCCATCCTGGGGGTGTGACATTTTTTGTATTGTCCACAACATCACATTCTTTGTTGGGACAAAATGGCCCAATGCCCGGAGCAATGATCAATGGTGTTCCGCATTTATAGCAAGGATCCAGTGTAGGATCTGACTCAGGAAACAACGATGATGTGGTTACTGTATTTTCTGGTGGTTCTGGAATAGATTTTCTAAAAGCCTCCATGTATTCTTCAGATAGTAGGCCATCATCTGTTTCGTAGGCTTTTTCTTCTTCAGTTGGCTTCTCGCCAACATCAGCAACATAAGGATCTGGAGTATGCTCTTCGTCCTTCTTCCAAGCAAAAGTCATTTGACTGGCCAACAACATGATAACTGCCAATGGGTCGAACACCACAACAATCAACAAAATAATCCAGGTCACTGCTTTTTCCAATATTGATCCATCAGGGTTTGCGCCGTAGATAAATGCTGCAATGTACTTGATTGGGCCAACTTCGGCTTCAACTTTGCGTACCTCGGCACGAATTGGCGCTGCCTCATCGTTAAGAGCTGCAACCAGCTTCTGGTTGGTCTCAATGTCTTTGGCCAGTGCCGCACGGTCTCGTTGCTGACTCTTACGCACAGCGTTGGCCTTGTCTGCACCTTTTTCATCTGACGAGCGACCCATGATCTGGTCCACTGCTTCATCCATCTGTTTAAGTTGCTTCCTGTCAGCTTCGATATTCTCTCGAGCAGTTTTGATTTTCTCATCATAGATTGCTATTTTACTTCCGACATCGCCTGACACTAGATTTTGATCGTTGTGTGCTTTTGACAAGAATCCAAATATGCCCATGCTTGTGATCAACATGAGCACAACTACCGCAGTGGTCATGTAGTACTTCATGAATCCTGGTGCTCGTTCCCAGTTTGATTTCAACCATGAGGCACAGACCAGTTTGCCAATTTCCAGAGCCGAGCCCATGATGATAATTGGTATAGCTGCCGCAGAGAAAATTGCAGTAAGACCTACCACACTGTAGTAAATTGCCACTGCTGATATTGTTAATCCAGTGAGTAAAAGAAGCCAGGCTAGTATCATAATTTAATTTTTTCCAAATTGCTTACAATTTCATTTTTACAAGATGCAGCACATGTACTGTGATAGTCACCGTTTCTAAGAGAATCTTCTAGATTATTATTAAAGAACTTGTGGTTCAAAACATCTTCTAACTTATAAATTGATAGATCATTATATTTAATCTCTTCAACCATTTCTAAAAACTTGTACTTTCCAGGATATTCCAACTGTGTTTCAAAGTGCATCATACAACAGGGCAACACATAATTCTGGTGCGATATGTAAAGAATACCTCGTTTTTGCCAAGGACAAATTTTTGTTTCTAATTGATATAATCGTCGACGCTTTACAGGTATTATACTATGTTTTATTGTAATTTCATAGTTTTGTTTAGCCGGTTTCAAGTAATGTGAAAATACTCCATCCACATTTACCGGCCATTGGGCTAAGTTCTGGAATCGATTCAAATGTCCATTGAAGCATCTAAACTCTGCAAAATTTTGTGTTTGACTTAACTGTTGTATTTGTGAGATTTGATGTTCGTTGTGATCAAACGCTAACATCTTCCATATGGCATAACCACCGCCTTGTATAAAGGCTGCAGTATTTTTCATTATGGTATCAAAGTCGAGACCAACTCTATACAAATGATTGGTGTCTTCTAGTCCGTCTATACTGAAAATCACCTGCAGTCTAGGGTACTTTTTTCCCAAGGTATTCCACCATGCGGCATTGCGTATACTGCCATTGGTATGCATTGTTATAATTGGCGCTGGATTGATGTTTGAAAAGTATTCAATGATCTTTTCAATTTCTGGATGCATACAGGGATCACCTTTGTCCCCGCATAGTTCTACTTCTACAAGACTGGTCAATTGATCAACTTGTAAATTAACAATTGAATCAAAATCAAGATGGGATAAAGTTAGATTTGGATGTAAGCGTCCTAGATCGTCAAATCTAGGACAATGTGGACATTTGGCATTGCAAAAACTTGTGGGCTCTATAATCAGTCGTTGTACTTGCGATAGTTGCATTATATAATATTTACCGTGATTTTAGCTCCAGGTGCGGTGTTTTTCTGCAACCCATTCAGCACCATCATATTCATCAATTTGCCAATCAACATTGGCAGGTATTTCAACGATTCTTAGATCAGCATGTTCACCATTGGCCTTTTCGGCCATTTCTTTGACTACATTGACCAGTACAGGATCATCTCTGGCGATGTCGTGATCCCAAAAATATTGGCCGTTTACTTGTACAATCGGGCCTTTGATAAATTGTGTGTGTCGATCCTGTTGCTCTACTAATGTGTAGGGTGTTTGACTTAGTTCTAGATATCGTATTTTGGCTTCATAGCTAAGACTAAACCCACCGTGTCTAGCATTTATTACTATTCGACGAATACCTCTAAGATGACGCAGTAGTTCTTCATACTCCGGATCAGATTCTTCTTCCACAGGATTTATGTATTGCGATGCCATGTCGCACATACAACTAAAACAGGTAGGGCAAAAGGCAACCGGTAACATACCAAAGTTTCCTTCTACTCCACCTTCGTCGTCTGTGTATTCACAACTGCATACATTACAACGATGTGAGTCGGTCATTTACATGTCTCTAGGTATTCATTGAATTTTTCAACTGCTTCGTCGAATTCCAGGGCCCATACTCGGGCATAGATTATGCCATCTTTGATTTGAATATCAAAAGGCACAAGTCCATTGAATCTCATTCCGTCAGGAACTTCTGTAGTAACTACAAATTCATGCAGATTCTTCATGCGATGCATCAATGCTTCGACCATGTCTGTGCTCATTCTTCTTCCTTGAAGTCTATAACATTACCGTCGTCGTCTGCACAGATAATACGCACACGATCACCAGCTTCGTTTTTAATTTCAATAGGACCCCAGATCCACCACTGTGTATCGCCTTGGCTCCAAGGATCATCCTCGCGTTCTTCTAACTCATATGGACTGTTTTCATCCAGAAACTCTTCTAGCTCGGCTTCTTCGTCCTCGTCTAGATTGGCAATGGCTACATCATACCAGCAACCGCCATCATACATTTCGTTGAGTTCAACGCTTTCAATGTTGTTGACTTCGCAGTCCAACATGTCGATACTGTCCCGCTTGCCATCGCCGCCGGGTACTTCGGTGAATTCAAACTCTGGAGGATTATCGTCTGTAGTTTCTACTGACCATTCGCCATAGCGAAAACCGTTTCTAACAGTTACTATACCGTCGCCTTTGCGTTGATGGTATGTTTCAACTTCTTCGCAGGATTTCTTGTAATAAGTGCTAACAGTCCACAAAGCCATGTGTTACTCCCTGGTTAGTGTAGTAGCTTCTGTGATAACTGCAATTAGATCCTCTAGTGTGTTACATAGAATCTTTGCATTTTTCCAATCGTCTTCGCTGTCACGCCCGCCGATTTCGACCATGAATCCATTGTCGTACATGTTCACAGTAAAGTTGTCATTTACTTTGCTTAATTTATCGCTGATTTTTGCCATTTTGTTTCCTTAGTTAATTTGAAAAATATTGTTGAATGTGGAATCTTGTTGTTCATTCCACTCAAACAATTCAGGGTTGTCCAATGTTGATATAGGTAAATCAACATAGTTATTTTTATGATCTCCGCATCGCTTGGTTTTTACTGCATGACAGTTTGCACAGTAAGTTCTCAAGTTGGCTATGTTATCATTGTAACGATTTCCATCAACATGGTCAATGTGTAATTGACAAGAATCTACAATGGTAGCAGTGCATGGCCCAAATCCTAGATGCCCGTCTTTGTTTTCACAATATTCTTCTTTGACACCTTTGATTGTGGCTCTTACCTTGTGATGTTTGGCACAGTAATTTCTAAGTTTTAATGTGCCATCGGCATTCTTTTTAACATAGCTCTGAGGGCGTCCACATCCAACTACTATACAAGAAGGTCGTTTAACGGCTACCATTTTGTTTTTCCTTTAGTTGTTTATCTAGTTCTCGCCAGGCTTCATCTTCCTCGGGTGTTGTGAACTCTTGTTCCGCTTTCTTGGTCAGTTGCCATGAATCGTTGCCAAGATCGGTCCATACTAGTTCATCTCCTTCTTGCCATCCTGTTTGTTCAAGAAAGTCTTCTGGAAATGTCAATATACCGTCACCAGTTTCTGGATCTTCTTCGACGGTCAATGTCCATGAGTTTTTAGTCATGTTGAGAGTCCAATTAATAATTCAATTACCATTACCAATAAAGATTGCATTATGCTGTCTCCATGAGTTTTTTTGCAGTTGCTAAAATAAAAGTTTCAACCACAGACTTGTCCCATGTGCTTTTAGAATTGTTTGCCCAGTGTGTTACTAGTCTAACATTGCTTTTTACATATCCTTTTGAGTTATCAATACGATCAATCGAACAAGAAAATGGATTTTTATTTTCTTGCGATCCAGCATCAAAACTCATTGGTAACGCAGATTCGTTGCATAATCCTTTTTGGTTTATCCAAAGTTCTGCGATATAATGTAAATCAATGTTGCAGTCAAAATTGTGATTTCTAGCTCGCTTTTTTGTATCGCTTAGTTTACTTGATAACCCAGATACTACACGATACCAATTATAGTATTTTGCAACAGG